CCCGCCTTGCAAAGGCGATACTCTACCAACTGAGTTAATTCCCCAAGATGGGTTAAGTGTAATATATCTCATAAGGACATAACAGGGACTTAACCTCCAACAATTTATATAGTAACAAACTTTAAGAAGTTTGTCAAGCGTCCTCTGTAGGATTTGAACCTACGACACATCGGTTCGTAGCCGATTGCTCTATTCCACTGAGCTAAGAGGACAAATTCTGAGGGTAGGATTCGAACCCACGAATGGCGGGACCAAAACCCGCTGCCTTACCACTTGGCGACCTCAGAATGGGGTGCCGTGAGGGAATCGAACCCTCATACAGAGAACCACAATCTCCTGTCTTACCATTAGACTAACGACACATAGCAGTAGGTAGATTTGAACTACCGACCATAGGCGTATGAAACCCGTACTCTACCACTGAGCTATACTGCTGAGGCGGAAGTGGTTGGATTTGAACCAACGGATGCCTCTTAAAGACATCGGCGGTTTAGCAAACCGCTGCATTAAGCCACTCTGCCACACTTCCAATGGAAACAACTGGACTCGAACCAGTGGTCTTTCGATTATCAGTCGAATGCTTTACCAACTAAGCTATGTTTCCATAGTATTCCTAACGGGATTCGAACCCGTGCTGCCACCTTGAAAGGGTAGTGACCTAACCGCTAGTCGATAGGAACTTGATGCTACAACCGCCAAGGAGGAACACTCCATAGGCAGAGTAGCAACGACCCATACGGGATTTGAACCCGTGATCTCCACCGTGACAGGGTGGCGTGATAGACCGCTACACTAATGGGTCAAGGTGGGAGGAGCAGGATTCGAACCTGCGAAGGCAGAGCCGTCTGATTTACAGTCAGATTCCTTTAGCCACTCGGAAATCCTCCCACGATGGGTCTGGTCGGGATCGAACCGACGACTTACAGGTTAAAAGCCCGCTACTCTACCAACTGAGTTACAGACCCATATAATGTGGAAAATATTCGGTTGTCGATGTGCTGGTGGTCTCTCAACCACCCTTTAAGAATATCACCGTTTGGTCTCTGGGGGGAGATTGGTGGACACTTAGGAAACTGTCACAGGCAATAAAAAAGGGGAGAAAACTTTTGGTTTCTCTCCCCTTTCTTTTGCTTTTATGGATTACATCTTACATATGTTTTTCCATATTCGCAAACAGGGGAGTACCCTCGATATGCCAATAGCGGCAATCGCTGGTAATAATCTGTTTGTTCATTTGGAAAGACATTGTTTTCGACCTAAGTGTGTTTATTTATACAAGTAATATAGCATTATTCGAAAGCGTCCCGTGTAGGATTCGCACCCACGACCGATTCTTTAGAAGAGAATTGCTCTGTCTCCTGAGCTAACGGGACATAAGGAACCTCCCTGTTTGTGCATCGTTGAGAGGCATGGGAGGTGTGGGATTTATAAGAAGTTTGGACCTCCTTCACCCGTGATACCACTATAAGGCATCAGGGCACTAAAGTCAACCCTTTGCTTCCTTACGAGCGTTCTTTTCTTCGGTAATCTCGGTTCTACGTGCCTTGACCAGCTTGGCAATCTCCTGAAGTGCCTTACGAGCACGAGTTCCTGCTGCACTATTGCCAGCAGCAAACTTTTCGTCTTCTACTTTCCATGCTTCAACAGCACTCAGTAGTTCTTGTGATACGGACATAATAATCTCCAAAATAAAATAGGATATGTTTATATAGTCAGTTTTTTGGACAATCTTCTACCCAAACTGCACAAATTCTCATTGGAGGTGCAAGTGCCTTACATTCATCAGTATAGCAGACACTTTCATCATTCTTTTCATCAACATATTTTGGTTTATATTTTTGATCTGCTTCTTCAATAATACGATCATATTCTGAAGTTACATTTTGAATTTCTCTATCAACATCTCTGCCAATTCTGCGATTCAGTTTTTCAGGATCTTTAATTATAAATTCATTAAGAATAGTTTGTGGGAAATATTTTCTTTGAATCTCATCAAATAAATCCCAAAGTCCATTTTCAGATACTCCAGTACACTGGGAAAGTATTGCAATAATAGAAGATAATACAATTCCTATAATTGCATACTGCTTTATATCTGGTTTTTTATTTCCAAAATTGAAATTCATCCAATAATACTCTCTCTCCACTCTTCACTCATATTCACCATAATTGCTTCTGCTGCTTCTGGTGTTTCGGCATACCCTTCATCAAGAAGGTGTGAGAGGATGATGTCGTAGAGGTCTGTTTGTTCTTTTTGATTTCTTGGAGATTTTCCCATTTTTAATGCGTCATCTCCTTTTGTTCTGGAAAAAGTAAGATTTCTATTTCCCACTTTTTCTTTCCTTTTTTCCAATTTTTTGTTTATTTTTTTCTTTACAGTATTTAACCTTTGTTCTCCTTCACCTTTTGAAATGTATCCAGCACTAGATTGATATGCTGTTATTGCTTTTGTCCCCGACATTATATTATCTGCTTTTTGTTTAGATGCTTTTTCATCCCTATCTTTAATATCACCTTTTTCTTCATAAACTTCCATATATGCTTCTTGAAGATTGCGAAGTTCTTGTGCGTCCATTCTACGAATACTTTTTAGTTATTTATAAAAAAAGGAGGGTACTAAGACCCCCCCCCCCTTCAGTTATTCTATTGTGTCAAACTTCTGCTAGGATCAGTCGGTTGGCATAATTATAAGCAAAGTCAGTTCTGGCACCATGATGCCCCCAACGTATCCATTTTTTAGCAAGTCTCATATAATCATTAATGGATTTGCCAGGTGTTTTCATTTGATTCTCAATCATCTTCCAATCACCTTCATACATCATATATTGCAATTGAGTATCAAGTGTGGAAGGGTCTCCCCCAATACGAGCGGCAAACTTACCAAGACCATAATATCTTGGAGCATTTGTCCATTGGAGTATTCCTACCCCACCACTCCTACACTGGTGATAAGGCACTCTAGCACCACCTTCACAGATATTAGGAGTGAAGGTAGATTCTTGTCGGATATTGCCCATAATGGTTGCTAGGGCGTTTTTGTCACTGATTCCTCGTTTCTGTAAGAATTCCAGAGTACGGGACTCATTAGTATTACATCCTTTACAAACTAATCGTTTTACTTTAGGTTTTTCGGGAACAACCTCTTTGGTCTCTGTCTCTTGAGTAGGACCTTCAGGAACAATTGCGAAAGGCGGTTGTAGTGCTGAAGATGTTGCCATACTCGGTGCTGGCAGTGTTGCCGCTGATGTTGCAACCGCACCCAAAATCGCTACGGTTACATTTGTTAGGTTTTTAAGCATTAAGTTTAATTGAATTCGGCATCCGTATAGAAGGGGGGTCCACCTCTTTCTCAAAAGGCACCTTCCACGGCTCTAATTGTCACGATCAAAGACTCATAATAATTACCCTGCTCATAACAGGGATTTCTTCATAATAAGTTAATATTTAGTGTTTGTCAAGTATGACAGTTTGTAAAGTGTCCTATAAATACAGAGTCCGCATTATCTCCAATGTCAAGAGAGTGGAACACTCCAATTAGAGAACCATGGAATCCTGTCATTAAAAAATGTCTTGATGCTATCGACGAGCACATCAAGACATATATTAAGACAGGGGATGAATGGCACTTAATGCAAGCAGAAATATTACGGAAGTATGTAAAAGACTTAAAGATTTGGATTCATAATCAAGAAAAAAGTTAAGACACCCAGAGTTTTCCTTCTGCAATTCGTCTTCTTCTCAATCCTGCCTCCACTTTACTACCAGGATTGCGATACATTTCCAAAGTTGCCGGAATTGCTTTCCAATCTTTTTCTTTTAACTTTTTGGTAATCGTATTGAATCCAGGAGCGTTAAAAAAATCAGCACCAAGATTATAAGCAAAAGAGAGCAATGCTCCTCTTTGATTATCATTCATCTCACCCCAATAGGGAATTTTAGAAATTTTAGGAAGAAAACGATTCAATACATCGTGCTCTAACAGACGGTCAGCATACTCTTGAGTAATGACTTTATCTCTTTTAAATGGAGTGTAATTAAAGTCTCTTGTACTTCCCCATCCAATCGTAATTGGAAGTCCTCCAGTTAAAGGATCTGGGTATGCCTTTAAATGACATCCTTCAAATTCTTTGATTAGTTCTATTCCTTCTTTCAGAATAGAACTTTCTACTTTTTTACATTAAAGATCCTTCCCCATCCAGTCTTATCTTTTCCTTTCTCCAACCAACGATACATCAGATCAGACTTCTTATAGACGGCACCCTTACCATTTGTTGCGGGACCAGTATATCCATCATTCAGAGAACCATAAGGATCATTTACCACATAATCTTCACCCCTCTTACCAATCACTACAACCATGTGCCCACCAGAAGGAGCAGATAGAGTGCCCCTGTGATAGATCCCGATAACAACGGGTCTCCCAGCAGCAAGCTCACGATCAAGATCAGCAAAAGAAAGATTATAACTAAAGTGTGACTTAATTCCATAACCTTCCAGAACTTTTGTCTGAACGGTATGATCAGTGGTGTCACCAATTGCAAATACTTTTTGAATATAAGAGTCATCACCCTTTGTTCCCTGAAGAGTCCCTGGTTTAAAGTATTCTAAACACATCGCACAAGCAGATGAATTACAGGTTCTTTGAGCATCTCTGTAATTATCTGTTTGTGGGTAGTAAGGAACATTAAGAACACCGGGATCTGCTGGTTTTGTTCCGTAAACTGGTCTTGTTCTGAAAATACGAACCCAGTTTGAAGTATCATCAATCAAATCAGGATTCTTGTCCGCAAGATCCACTTCAAGTTGCTCTACTGCTGCAACATGCTTTGGGTTATTTTCGTCATAATGCTTAAAAAAGTTATGAAGATCTATTCGCATTTTAATCTCCTAGGTATTCTAATGAAAAAATATCATGCTCTGGAATATCAGGATTCAACCACTCACTAAATTCCGATTGAATCGCATATGCATTATCAATATCCATCTCACTCAAATAATGAATTCGTTCAATTGCCCAATCATGTGATGACCGAAGTGTCTGTTCCAAAGTTTCCATCAAAATAATCCTTTCTAAAATATCTGGAGAGTATGTTACTATTGTAGTATGCAGGAACTCCAGTGTCAAGCGATTCGGTCAGTACATTATTTAGGAACAGTTGTCGTGTTTCTTCAAAATTACATTTACCTTTGGTTTTATGTAATGATATTATTTTTCTTTCAAAACATTCCTTACCATATTTCGTAATATCTTCCTTAAGTTCAGGACAAGAACCATAATAATTTTTCCAATCTGATTCAGACTTTACTTTTCTTTTTTTTCCTTTTGGTGTTCTAAACTGCCAAAGATACTTACGTCCAATATATTTTCTACCGGTGGTCTTACAGGATATGAGATATACGAATCCAAAATAATCTCCTATATGCTGAGACTCAAAGATTTCCCCATTAAACTTCCATGGGTTCTCATAGCTCATAGAGTAATCTTAAAGAGCTATTATTTATCCTTCATCCTTAGCAAAGCGATTCTAGCAATAAAAAAGCACCTTGTCAAGAGGTGCTTTGAGTTATATTAGGAATTTATTATAGAGGCATCTTTGAACCTGGTTTTACTTTCGCTCCACCAGGTTTAGCAGGAGGCACTGGAGGAGGCACTGGAGTAGTTCTCTTTATACCATATTTCAGTTCGTCTGCTCTTCTTTGTTCCGGTGTAATAAGAGTATTAGATTGCTCGGAAACTATTCCCAGAATAGTCTCGGAGTCCATCTCCATCATCACATAAAGTGCCTCATCTACGGTCTCTACGTGCTCGTTGTCGATGAGATACTCAAGGACTAGATCAAAAGCATCATACTCATAGGACTGGTTTAGAACCTTCTCTCTAGCGGTCTGTCTGGGTGCCACAGGGGTTGGTTTAGGGCTTGAGGCAATTGCGGCAGTGGCAGGTACAACGCTTCCAGAGGCAGCAGCAGAGGTGCTAGGAGCAGCAGCAATTGCTTTAGATGGAGTTGCTGCCTTAAAAGCATTTGGATTTTGTGATAAGGACTGATTACCTTTACCAAGGTTAGAAACTGCAGGAGATTGAACTGAAGGAGAGTTCATAGGAAGTCTGGACCTCATATCCTTCATTAAAGGATTATCAGTCTGTTGAGTTCCACGAATTCTTGCCTTTTCTGCAGCGGCAGCGGCAAGACGTTTATTTGCTGGTGTTGATGCCCACTGGTCCATTGCAGACCCTGCTGGTTTTGTTGGTGCTGGTGCTGGTTTTGTTGGAGCAACTTTTGGTCCTGCAGGTCTAGTAGCGGCAGGAGCAGCAGCAGCGGGGC